GGAGCACCCAATTATATCTCATATAATGTATATAAAATTCCACGTCAATATGAAATGCGCCCTGATTTAATTTCAACTGCTGTGTATAAAGATTCAAAATACGCAGAATTAATATTAAAATTTAATGGAATTTCAAATCCATTTACATTATTAGAAGGAGACTACATTTTAATCCCAAGTCTTGATTCAATACGTCCAATTGTTTCAACAAAATCTGGTTCTGGCGTTGATGCAGCTAAAAAATTAAGAGACACATATAGATACATTGATCCTATTAAAATTCCTAAAGCAAATAATGATTTTCAAAATAGGAATCTTGAAAAAACAATGCAAGAAGGCGCGTTACCTCCTAACATTTCAAAAGAAGGAGAACCACAAATTACATATAGAAATGGTAGAGTATACTTTGGACAAGGTGTCGAGTCTTGTCTACAAGACGGAATGACAACTAGTGGCTTTTTAACTAATGTTATAAAAAGTAGAAAATAATGGCAAGCAATCCTTCAATATCAACCGGGTTATTTACTTCAGCAGTAGATAACACGATATCTAGCAAAGATTTAATTCAAAAAAAATCTTCTGGAAAAATTGCGACATTGCCTATTTCTCCAGCAAATTCTACGGGGAAAAAAGAAGAACAGCAAACTATAAATGAAGAATCAGTTTCTCGAATACGTGTCCTTTTTGAAAAAACTATTCAATTAGACGAACTTTCAATACGTGGAGAAAAAACAAAATCTAATCAAAGGGCCGAAGATTCAATTTCTCTTGAATTTCCTTTAATAAAAATAAACAATTACACGTTAAATAAGACAGAAATTTCAAGTGTTACGATAGATAGTACAAATTTTCTTCCAACAATAACACTAAATGTATTATTTGGAAATCAGGAATTTTTGGCAAGAGAAATGCCTAAAGATGGCGACATTATCTCAATAGCAATTAGGAATAGAAGCGATTTACTTAAAATAATACGAAATGATTATGTCATAACAGGCGTTCATGTATTACCAAATACAACGCAAAGAAAATCTCCTGTATCAATGACATTTTTTGGTGAATTGTTTGTGCCTGGATTAAAAAGCCAAAAGAATGATTTTTCATATGTAGGCACTTCATTTGGAGCATTAATGGATTTTGCAAAAAGATATGGTTTAGGATTTGCAACAAATGAAGATGATACAGACGATAGACAAATATGGTTAAAGGCAAATACTACGGGCGATATATATGTTAATAATGTAATTTCTAGGGCTTGGAAAGATGACTCATCTTTTTATTCCGCTTGGATAGACGTTTATTATAACTTAAATTTTGTTAATGTGAATAAACAACTAATGTCTGCGGAATCACAAGTCGATATAGCAGTTTTATTAGATAATTTAGATAAAAACTATACATACGGGGCAAAAACAGGAGAAGAAGATACGAATTTAACTGTAAAAGTGTTTTCAAATTTTACACAAGCTTTAAATACATCTTTTTATATTAAATCGTGGCGTCCATTAAATCGCTCATCCGCTATAACATTTCAGATAGGAACAAAAATGACATGTGAAATGTTTGAACATACTGCAAATGTTTATATAAACCCTGATACATCAAAATATTGGGATATTCCTGTTGAACCTACCTATGATAGAGATAAAGCAAAAAAGATGATGTTATTGCGCGGAAGAGCCACATACGTAAGAGATAAAGATAATCCGGATTTAGAAAGAGCCAATTACCCGTTTGTTGATCTTTATGAAAAATTTCCTTGGCTTGGCATTCAATATACAATAACCAATTCGAATGAAGATAATAAGCAATGGGATGGCAATCATCATAAGCATTATCAATTGGCGCGAGTTAAAAATTTAATAAACAATAAAGAACTAGATAAATTAAACCTTCATATTGAAGTTATAGGAAATAACTTTAATATTATAAGAGGCGATAAATTGCCTGTTGGATTAATTCGTACAGATGTTATAGAAAACAAGAAAATTAATCCAGATAATAAAATTCAAGAAGCGTTAGATTTATTATATAGTGGTTGGTATTATGTTAAGGGATTTAAGTTATATTGGTCTTCTAAAAATTGGGGAACAATACAAAGTAATTTTGTTCAAGAATTTATATTAACAAGAAGAGAATGGCCAGCACCTATACCCGTAGGTTCTGTTAGTGAAGCTGACGAGTTATCTACAAAAGAGTTTAAATAAATAAATTAACATGAGTATTTATAATAAATTTCGTTCGATTGGTAAAATAGCCGATAAATATAGTTTATCAAAACGATTTGATGAACCAACATATTTTTCGTTTAGACTCATGTTTGGCACAAATCAAGATGAAACTTATAACTATGCAAATGAACAAGTTTCTTATGATGTAATGCCTCACCCTTTATTTAATACACTATCAAGAACATCTGCTCGAGGAGCCTCAGTATCTTTAAATTTGCCTGTTATACGTTCAATAGATATTCCAATGTATTCAGCAATAGAATTTCTAGAAAACTCTAATGAACCAACTCGAGCTAAGATGTTAAAAGAATTTATTGAAAAATTTAATGATTTACAAAATAATTATCCTTATTATTTTCAACAAATCGACGGAGTTTCAGATCTGTTAAAGATTGATACGACAAAAGGACAAAGAATTACAAATGATAAAAGAATAATAATCACGTGTCTTGAAGGATTAGACTTACGTATGACATATCTTATCAATTTGTATCGAAAAATAGTATGGGATGATACTTATCAACGTTGGGTTCTTCCCGATATGATGAGATATTTTACATTAAAAATTTATTTAGCAGAATTTCGTTCATTTCATGTGCAACAAGATTACAATGCGTATGGTATTAATCTTAAAGAAGTTGAAAGAAACTTTAACAGTAAAAACATTGAAAGTATGAGGCATGAATTAGCTGACATGAAAAATGTAAAAGTTAATTTGCCCAAAATTAGTACAAATCCGAATTCACCCCCAATGTATTTAAAAGTATTAGACGATATTCTTCCTACATGGGAAATAACGTGTGAGATGTGTGAATTTGATATATCTGATATTGAATATACGCATTTAACAAGTCTAAATGTTGCAGGAGATCCTCCACAAGGAGCTGTTAAATTCGGAATAAAAATTGGAAATATTAAGGAAACTCAAATATATCCATTATTTCAACATATGTATCTTATTGATAGAAAGATAAATGGCAGAGATAGAGCAAAAGAAGAAATAAGCACCACATTTGAAAATAACATTAAACAATTATATCCAACATATTTACAAATAGCCCAAACAAGAGAACAGGATCCTGATAATGATACACATGGTTCTGGTTTATCGTACAATGAAAGACAAAATTATGATACTACACAAGACACAAGGGATGCTATTCCTAAAATGGCACCTTCAGAAAGGTTAAATACACAATTTTATAATGATCGTTCAGGAGAAATGATAGATATTCCATTTGACCCTACTATCCCAGATACTTGGATAGGAAATGCAATTTCATGGGGGACTGGTTTTGCTCGTCATTTTATTAGAAGTAAAATAGATAAAGCAAAAATTACAACTATACCAAGCATTGGATTATCGTTTAGTGAAATTACTGCTGCTCTTCGAGCTAAAAATCTTGTAGGCGCTTTAGGAATGATTAGAAAAGGTGTTAATGAAGTAACAAAACAATATGAAAATGCTCCTTCTTCAAGATTAGAAGGCCCAATACAAACAGACGAAATAATGAAAGAGTTTTTAACAACTCTTGTACATACAGAAACAGATTCTATAGGAGATGAAGATAGCCAATTACTTAAAATGGCTGCTCAAACAGCTTTAAATGATAAAAAAACGTGGAATGACATAATTGATTATTCCCTACAAACAAATATAAATGAAAATGATATGGCAATAGGCGCACCAAAAACAATTGAAGGAGGAGGTTTAGAAGTGGTTCCTCCGTTCACGGCAACTAGAGGAAAAATAGATGCTGCTTCTTTATTAAGAGGAGATCCTACATCAAGCCGACTATCAGGAGAAATTGAAGCAACCGGATTTGGCGAAGATGCTCCATCTTCAAAATTAGAAGGAAGAATAGATTCCACATTTTCCATAAATGTTACAACTTCTGAAAAATTGGGAACTAAAATTGATGGAAATCTTGATAGCGGCGGAATAGCATCAGGTATGTTAGGATCTAAAATTCCTGAAACTGTAGGAAATCGTGGAAAAACTTCAGAAAAACTGGGAACTAGAATAGATGGAAATCTTGATAGGGGAGGTTATCCTTCAGATAAGTTAGGGACATCAATAGATGAAGAACTTAGTAGAGGTGGAAAACCTTCAGATAAATTAGGCTCAACTATTGATGATAATAGGCTTGAGAGACCCGCTCCTGGCATTAAAATGAATAGCGTAAAAATAGAAAACGTTTTGGAAGAAGCTCCTTCATCAGGCTTAGGTTCAAAGATAGAAGGCCAACCATTTAAACAACCAGATCCCAATGCAGCTTCTACGCAAGTTATTTAAAATTAAAATATGGCATATTCTTCAGACATAGATTTTGTTCAACACGATTTACGCAGTAGCGATTGGATTGGAGTGGTTATTAATTCTAATGACCCAACTTTTTCTGGACGTTGTCAAGTAAAAGTCTTTGGATTATTTGACGGCATTCAAAATGAACATTTACCTTGGGCAACTCCAATAAATTCAACGATATTTGCGGGCAATGGCGCAGGAAGTATTTCTATTCCTAAACCTGGGCATTTTGTTAGAATACAGTTTAATAACGGAGATATGTATGCCCCAGAATACACAACTATTCAAAACATAGACACAGATTTAATAAATCGAATAAAAGATGACTATCAGGGTACTCATGTTTTATTATATGATCCTGGTGAAGAACTAACTGTCATATATCAAAAGTTATCGGGTTTTCAAATTTTTTATAAAGAATCAATTATTTCGATAACACCCGATACAATGATAACTTTCCAGACACCCAATATGGATTCAATAATTCAAATGGATGGAGATGTTACAAATATTACAACAAAGAATGAAGTTAAAGTTGTTGCTGCAGCAAAGGCTGAAGTTGCTGCTGATGAAGTAGTTATTAATGGCGCACAAACGACTAAAGTAGGTGCAGCACCATATCAACACGCTATTCTTGCTGAACCGTTATGGGCGCTTATTTCGACCTTAGCAGCTGCATTGGATAGTAAGATGCCAGCAACACCTGGTGTAAATGTGGGTCTTGTCGAATCTGTGAAACAAGGCGCCACATCAACTAATGTATTAATAGGAGTTTAAGTTATGAGAGCACATTTTGTTAAAATATTTATAGTATAATATGAATTTTCAAAGTTATAAAAATTGGTTGTTAGAAAGAAAAAGCGAAAATCTTTCGTATGGATGTCTAATGTTATATGCAAAAGTTCCTGATTGGAATGATAAAATCCATATTGTTAATAAAGAAGATATTTATGAAAAGAACGATGATTATGGGTATGAAAAAGAACCCCATGTAACAATATTATATGGATTTCACCATGATGAAATTAATAAAGAAGAATTATATGAAAAAATAAAAGAATTAATTTGTCCCGTTACAGTTAAAATTGAGAATATAGATATTTTCGAAAATGACGAATTTGATGTTGTTAAATTTAATGTTCCTGCAATTAATCAACTTAAAGAATATCATAAAGAGTTCTTAAAATTTCCTAACACTCAAACATTTTCAGGATATAAACCTCATATGACAATAGCATACGTAAAAAAGGGCGAGGGAAAGAAGTATAAGCAAAAATTGGATAAACCATTTGAAGTA